GTTGTCCAGATTGGTATGGAATAGTGTTATAGTACGTACCTGAATTAACTGTGTTTTGATCTAAGTTTTGGTATACTACTGGAACCAAATCATATTTACCTTCTGTTGTGTAATATGTGTCAGCTGCTACCGTTGAATCTGGCGTAGTTCCGGGTGCAACACCTAACGTAGCTGAATTACCAGAAGCATACGCTTGTTTTGTTCTATCACCAACTAATCTAGAAACTAATTCTAAATCCGTGGCTTTGCTATTCGCTAATTTTAATTTAAAGCTCTTAGTTACAATTGCACCCTTTCTATCAATTTGATTTGTGATCTCATCAACATAATAACCTGCAAATAACTTAACAGATGTGTTATTAGAAATTGATGTTTGATTTCCAGCCTGATCTTCAATATAAACATGAAGTTCGCCAAGTGTTCCAGCAATTTGAGCTTTAAGTGCTTCAATTTGAGATTGCATTTCTACTAATTTGTCAAATAAGCTAACTGGATTTTGCTCGGCTGTTAAGAAGCCTGACGCAATTGTTGTAGCGTTATGCGAGAAATATTTAGAGTTTGCAGTAAATGAATCTGAAATATGAGAATAAACACCTGCTGAAGTTAAATTCTGATCAATCTCAACTTTAATTACTTCTAATGAATTTTGATTGATAGCTTCAATGATAGTGTCTCCGGCAAATTGACCTTCTGGAAATTCAATCTTAACGATATCTGACCATGGAGATTCTACTGGATTTGAAGGGAATCCCGCTTCAGATAAAGACTTAATTGAAATTTCAACTGCTTCACCGGTTTGAATAGGAATATCTAATGAATTAAAGTTAACAGCTTGCGCGTCTTCTTCATTTTGAATTTCCCAATAATATTTACCGTTAACATCTTTTTTTCTACCTCTAACTGGACCAGCAACTTCAACCCAGTTTGAAAAGGCTGCAGTCTTTTGCGTATTGTTAGTAGTATCATTAAATGGAATTTGTTCAACTTGACTAGTTGTTCCAGTAGTTGACAAATAACGGTATCTGATTTTAAATTGAACAATCTCTTGCGGAATTGCATTTGAAACTTGTTTCGCTGCTGGAATTGACCAGAAACCTCTAATTTTAAATTTAGGTGTAACGTTAGCTAAATTGTTTGATGACGCAATCGATTGAATCTGCGTTACAATAGATGAATACATTTCTGATTCAGCTGCTCTTTGCGCAATTAATGAATTTAATTCATTAGTGTCTCTATCTTTCGAAACAGTAGATGTGTATTTCTTAGAACTTACGGTTCCTTTCTTTTTAGCAATTGAATCATCTAACTTTTTCAAGTTTTGCTCAGACGCTGCTTTATCGGCCTTTAACTTTTTAATTTTGTTAGTAGCATCGTTATCAGTCAAGTGAGTATTAACCTGAACAACTTTAAAGTTATTAGTATCTAAAACTGGAGCGTCAGGTACAATACCAACTGTTGCAGGTGGAATAAAATCATTTTTAAGACTTTTAATAAATTGACCAAAGTCAGCAACTTCAGATTTATAATAATCCGCAAGAGTCATGATAGAACCATCCTCCATTGTAATCTGCAATTCATTCGAGTAGAATGCAGTACCTGGTGAAAATTCTTCAGCTTCAATTTTAGAAATAGGATCGATTGCTTTAACAAAAACAACTTGTCTTTCGTCAAAAGCAACGTTAATTTCAATGTTAGTGTCAGCATTAAGTTCTTTGTAGATCTTAAGCTGATTTGCACCTATAGTAATACTTTCAAATCCTTCAACTAAAGATAATTCAGCTTGTAAAGTATCTGTGTTTAGAGATGTGATAATATATCTTGTAGATAATGTACCTGAATTTACAACTAAGGAATCTCCAACTTTCAAGGTTTCTGTGTCTTGAAGCGTTTTGGATGAATCCGTGTAATTCAGCTTATTTATAGTAAATAACCTAACTGTAGTAGTTTGAGTTACACCGTCAACGATCTGTGTCTTCTGGACATTATCAATACCTAATACGTCAAAGGTACCATAATATTGTACTTTCTTAGATGGCAATTCAATAGTAGAAGCATCTAATGAGTACTGATATTTGTTTTGAGCCAATTCATTTTTGAATGTTTTGTAATCAATCGTATTAGCTCCCTTATATAAGGTATCGAATGCCTGTGCAGTAGCTACGTTAGTGCTATCAAACACATATCTTTCCACGTATGCTTTTTCAGTATCTGGCGCAATTTGACCAGAAACATTTAAAGTAATGTGTAATAATGGGTTTAAGAAGTCTTCAAAAAATTGATTTGATTTTGTTTTGAAAACAGTAGGTGTATAAACCCCAGTAATTTTAGAAGCTGGTCCGTTCAATCTGCTTGAATAAACTCTTCTAAAAGTACCATCCTTTAATTTAACGTTTGAAGCAGAATCTCCAACGGCTGTTAAAGTTTCTACATTTTTATTAAGTCTTTCAATTTCTCTTTTTAAATAGCCGAATGAAGGAACCTGAACGCTAGTAAGTGCTCCAGTAGTCGGGTCAGACAAATTAATAATTACCGATTCTTTATCAGAAGTAATTGCTTCATTTGTTTTCTCAAATGTATTTAATGAGTTATTATACAATTCGATGAATTGTTCTAGTAACTGTGAAATTGAATTGTTTGCGCTCATATTATTTCAATATATCTAGTTCGAATGTCTTGTTTATTTCGTCAACACATACAACTTCGATGTGAGGTTTATTTGTTATTAATGAAGATCCATCTAATGTTCCAATTAAAGACCATCCGTTTGAAACAGTTTTGTTACTGTAAATTTTAACGGAATATGCATCTAAAATCAAATTAGAATTGAAAACTAGTTTTACAACTTGTCCTCTTTTCCATGCATTTGTTGTATCGTCTATGTATATATTAATATCATTCGATAGTGAATTTGATGAATCAATGAAAATTGAACATCTATTTGTGTATGGTTTTAATCTCATCCACATACCATTTGTTGAAGCTGTGGCAGGATTCCATAAATTAATAGCATCAATTTTTGAAGTTACGTTCCAGTTTAAGTATGAAGAGTTTGCAATATCATAATTAAATGGATCTACTATTTCATATCCATATACCTTATTAATTATCTTAATTTCATTGGTAACTGATTTATCTAACACTACACCAGATCCGCTTTTTAAAACATCTACATTATATTGAACGCTGGTTGGAACAGTACCATCCAACATTTGATTGATTCTAGCGTTAGTTGCTTGAATCAATTGTAACAATGTACTAGGAGATGACATGCTCAATTTAGCATTTTGAACCTCTTGTTCTAATGTATTTAATTGATTTTGTAAAGCAGCTAGTTCAGTTCCGGTGTATGCCAAAGTTTTTAAATCTTCAACATCTTGCGCAATCTTTGAGTATTTTGTAGTAGCATCATGTAATAACGCAGTTGCATGTGATAAGCTTGAAACAGTATCTAAGAAAATGTCCATTCCAAACGTGCTGAAATCGTTGATGTTATTTTCAACACCAACATTTTCCATCGATGAATTAAACTTAACGTTTAACTTTAATGCGTAAGCATTACCATTTAAACCAGTAACATCGTTAGGCTTGTATTTAGATTGAGTTGGAATGTACCATCCACTTGTATTAGGATCTTCTTTAAAGTTATCTAAAATTAAGATACCATATAAGTTAGTTGCTTTATTAACTGGTGTTGATTTTGAATAAATGTCATAATACACCAAAATAGCGTTAAAGCTAAAATCTCCACCTAATTTTGAATAGTCAAATAGATTATTTAAAGTTGTCGAGTTGACAATTTTAGCGTATGATGTTGCATCAAAATCTATACCCACCGCGTTTTCAACAAAACCAGCTTCATTTGGATCAATTGAAATTAAACCGTTTGCATCATCAACAACTGAGTTTAAATTTAAATTAGCATCAGGATGGGTTTGTCCAGCTCTACCAGCAATATAAGTATCTGGTACATAAGATAGTGCAGCCGTGTTATAAGTCTTTTGTGATAAAAGAACTTCAGGCGTAAAACCAACAGCCGAAGGAACGTTAATGAAAATTTCATTATAAGTATCTCCTTCATAGTTTTTATCGTTAGAAACGTCAATGTTTCCAACATATTTAATAATTCTTTCATATTCAGCCCCAGTTAACGATGAATTATCTTTTTCAATAACTCTACTTAATCCATTGCTAGCTTCTTGCGAAGTTGCTGGTCTAACTGAAAATGCGCCAATGCGATTCAAATACTTAAAGAAAATAGATTCAGCGTCAGACTTTAAAATAGTTGAATCAAAACTAGCATCTGTTAAAATCAACTGTTCAAGATTTAATGCATAGTTTTGTAAAGTTTGAGCAAAATGAACGTTAGCATCTCCATTAATTGTAGTGTCATCGTAAGCGGCACCTGAATGATCGAATAAATTATTAAATTGAATATAGTTATTTGTAGAACCTTGAGCAGGCGCAGAAACCACCGGTACTTTAATTAGAGCAAACTTTGAAAAGTTAAAGTTTAAATCTGGATTATAGTACGATCTCGTCAAATCTCTGGCAGCATTTGCAAATGCATAAAGGGTGCCTCCTTGTTCCTGTGGTATTCTGATTAATGGTGTTGCCATTTAAATAAGGTTTCTTTATTCTATTTATTTAGATTAGATAATTGTACAGTTGTAACTTCCAACTACATACCATGAAGTTCCTAAGAATTTCAATGAAATAGCACCATGGTTAAGGACTGTAAGACCAGTAACACCGGCAACATTGGTTGGATCTACTGTTACGTCTCCACCTTCGGCTGCAATTACAATTTCTTGACCTGTATCTGCAGTATTTAAGTTAACATTTGTAACTGCAGTTCCATCGATATTATAAATGTAATGCGCAAATTGACCAGCTAATGGTAAATCTCCAGTGTTTACGTTTTTAATTGATTGAATCGATGCACCGCCTAATGTGAATTTGTTGTTAATCGTTGTAGGTAAAGTTGTTGTGAAAGCTGTAGCATTCATAATAACTTTATTGTTTGCGATATTAACAGATCCAAATGCAGCTGCGCCTGATAATGAAATCGTTTCATTTGTTGTATCTAATACACCTGCGATATCTGCTAATTCATTATTGATTGAAGCAAAGTTATCGTTGATGATAACTCTTGAAGAAGATACGCTATCTGTACCTAAGATGTTTGTGATGTTTGCCATTTTTGAACAGTTTTATATTATTGTTATTATATTTCTTTTGGTTTGGTTTTTATTACCATTACAGTCAGTTAACTCTAATTCAAGAACATAGTCACCTCGTTCCTTGAAAAGGTAAGTTAGCCACTGATTATCGTAATATATATCACCATCATTTTTGCTAATATTCGTTAACTTCCATCTTTGACTTACAATACCTGGCATATTACCCTTATCGTAAGAGAAAGTAACGTGGTTTAAAATGCTAATGTTTTGATGCCCATATATGATTCTAAGGTCATTATATGTAGGATTATAGCCTTTATAGTTAACTTTTCCATCTATTAAACCGCCTGTAGAATTAGTAAAATATACATTAGTAAAGTCGTACGAAGAAGAATATTCCTTACCCACGGCCAAAATGAACACACAAATATCTTCATTTCCATCTCCATTTAAATCTTTTAGAACTGTATTATACGTAAATTTAGAAATTAATGGATGTTGGGTCTGGTTTACGTTATTTAATTCATCGGCTACATTTTGCCAAACCGCGATATCATTATCGCTTAATGGATATGTAGTTTGAATTTGATATTGATCAGTTTCAACTAATCCAGTTGCTTGATTATACCATTCAATTTTCAAGTAAGAGTTATTCGTATAACCTTGATCTTGTCTTATATCCATTGTAAATGAAGCAGCTAAATCAGCTCCAACTCTCATTGAATCCCAATTAACAAATTCACCATCATTCCAAGTTGCTTCCTTTAAAGCCTTCCAAACGTAAGGTCCAGTAGTTTCAGAAAAACCGGTCGGTGAATTCGGGTCAATATATCTTCTAACTGTTGTAAATTCTAATGCGTTATTTTCAGCAGTATGGACATAATTAGCTCTATCGAGAGTTAAATACCATGTTGCACATACGTCCTGAAGCTGCGTTGGATTTTCTTGAGGTAAATCGAAAGTACCACCCGCCATACCAATTAAAGCAGTGTAATCATTCCAAGTGTCAGCTTTTTTCTTCCATTCATAAACTCCGTATATTTCAACAGATTTATTATTTACAACAATACCTGATTTTTTATCTCTGTAAGATCTAGCATTATATAAATCATATAAATTTAATGTAACGTCATACGAACCAGAATACGGCAAAACTAATGGCATTGACATTAAATCATCTACTGATTTTCTAACGCTGTAATAGTAATTGTTAGGTCCACTCACAATCCATTCTGCCTCATAAACTCCTCTATGCCACCAATTATCCATAGTGACTAAAGTTGCATTCATTCCCGTATAATCGTTTGCGGCTAAATCCGCATCATTCCATGTAAAATCAGCTGAATCCCAATCTTGAGGTAAACTTGTGATATTTAATACGATTGGACATCCAATTGGAGTAGGGCTTAATGTTGGAAATGTATTTAATTCCTGATTATAATAAGAGCCATAAAAACCATGAATATCTTCAATCGCGACTGAAGGGTTTGTTTCACAATAGGATTGATTAAACGAATAATTTATCAATCTTAAATCTTCAATAAATAATTGTCTTTCCGGAAAAATCTGAAATTCAGTTTCAACGCCAGAGCTTTGTACCTTAATTGTTTGTTGATTGTTCCAAATATTTTGTTTAAACTGTGAAAAGAAATCAGCTTCACCAGTAATATCTACGATCTTTGCCTGTAATGGCAAATATTCTTTTTGTAACTTTTTCTTTAAACCATATAACTTAATTAAGATCTCATCTGGAGAAAATACAGATGTCTCCTGGGTTAATGGCAAATCTAATTCGTTAAATTTACCGGTCGGCTCATTTATTCTGTAGTGTAAAGAAAATCTAGAAGTCTTTTTAAGATTTGAACTTGGTAATTCAACTCTATCGGCCTTTTCAATTAAAAAACCCTTTTCATTTTGATTGGGAATTGCAATTGCCTTTAACTTGCCAAAATTCTCAGACTGCTCATTTATATTTAACCAGTATTCTTTCATGGTTAAATTATCATAACCATAAAACTTAATTGCGTTCAATAACGCTTTATATGTTCCAATGAATGGAGCAATATTATGTGCTTCTAATAAAAGTTCTTTTCTCTTATTATTAATAATCTGCCAATCGGTTGATAACTCATTAACGTCAGATTCTTTAAAAATAATAGTGTCTTCTTCGTTAATACTTAATCCCATATTAGATAAAAGGACTTTAAGTCTTTCATCTTCTTCAACTGTTTCTCCATAAAATCTAATAGCAGCAAACACCTCTCCTTCAACACCGTTAATAACTTCATAGATGTTTAATAATCGAGTATGATGTTTTTCTTCACTAGAGTTAATAGCAACGCTAAAGTGAATTGCATCCTTTTCATACGGATGTTGATTTCCAACCGTTTTATATTCTACACTTTTAGTAACATTCCCAGCGGATGAATTTGATTCGGTATATAGAGAAATTCCTTGATTTGCTGAAATTAAGTTTGGATCAATATCGGCATAATCTTTGATTTGTATCTCATACTGTCCATTTGAATCTATTACTGCATCATAAATAAAGATGGCATCGCTAGATCCTTCTTCGTCAAAGAACTTAAATCTAAATGTAGTGGAATTATTTTCAGCGATTGGTCTAATCCATTCAATCGCACCGTTATCTCCCATCACCTCTTCAAAAATGAATAGGTTTGCTGTTTCATATAAGCCTGCAGAAACCTTAGGCAGATAAACAACACCTGACCAGTATTGTTCATCCTGATCATAGTAAAAGTCTAATTCTCCTGAATTGCCATTAAAGAATTTAAGGTTCTGGTATTTAAGCATTATTTAACTTTCTTATAATTTTTATCAACAGTATAAGACTTATAAATCTTTAAGTGCGTAACCGTATTAATATATTTAACTAAAATAGTTTGCAGCAGTATTAGAAAATCCTTTAAATAAATGTTTCTAGCTAATACTGGTGAAACACTTCTAAATAGCAAATCCTTGGTAAAATCTCTACCAAGGTGCTTTCTATTATCTTTTATTCCAGTTTGAACTTCATATATGCTTTTCTGTTCTGACTGAAATAAGCCGTTATGTAAATTATCTGCCATTAAATTCTTTTTCTATTTTGTGTTTGCAATTTAGAATAAATCGTGTTTGGAACCGCTGGATCTTCGAAATATAAAGACATTGCTGCCATTTCGCCGGCTTTAGCATCATCTAAAACTGAAACACCATCTCTATCCACCCATCCACCTCTAAATAATGCAACATCCTCTTTTCCTAAGATAATATCTCCAAATGAATCCATTCCAATTACCGTTTCTGGTAATGCATCACCTGGTGTAATATTAACTTTTGTTGTTTTAGTAGTTTTCTTAAAGAACACATATTTCTGTTGACCATTTCCAATGTCTTGTAAAATTGGAGTTGATGGAGTTACAATCGTAGTGTCTACTGTGTAATATCCATTTCTTCTAATAGTTTCTTCTGCTTCAGAAACAAATTTTAAGTTTACAGAATCAATTCCTTCAATTGCTTCCAATACGGCAATTAAGTCTGACTTAGGCAATTTATCTCTTCTAGTAATATTCAACAAATATTCAGAAACCTTAGAACGAACTTCATTGAATAATTGAACTTTTGAAAAGCCTTCAAAATATCTAACTTTAATGTCTATTCTAAATAATTTAACATTAGGTTTTACGATTTGAACTTCAGTTGTAACCATTTGTTGCCCTGATTTTTCAAGTACACCTAATATAGCGTTATTTTCATCTTGTGAAAAGAAAAATTCATCAGGAGATACACTGAAATAATCTTGATTCTTCGTTAATTTTTTCTTAACATCAGGTAACATAAATAGGTAGATTACGTTATCATCATCTAAGTATCCATCATCAGTCGTATTATACGCATCTAAATATGAGAACATTCCATATTTAGATAAAAAATATTCATAGTTATCCGGTGTTGCTAGTACAAATGACTTAGAAGCCATTGGCGCAATTAATTTAGTTAAATTAATATCTTCAGCATCAGCGCCCATTCTCGGAGCAACTGTACACTGTAAATCTAACATGTCATTTAATTTATATGAATTTCCAAAAGAGTCATAACCTTCAGTTACAAATTTAAAAGTTAAATCTTTTGAGTCTGTTAAATTTCCAAGAGATCCTCTTGTAATAATATATGAAATGTCAATGGATGAACCAGCAACTGGCATCATACCAAAGGATCCATTTCCAAAATAAACATCTAATCCTCCAGTGATAGCCGTTTTAACTAAGTAACCTTTGGTAGTTGGCAACATATCATATAATGAATCATATTTTTGCCATTTTTCGCCATTAACCGAGACAGTCACATTATCATGATCAGTATCAGCATTTGTAATAATATTAAAAGATTGTAACGCAGCGCCAGTTCCAGTAACCGTTTGAGTTTCAAGTTTACCTTGAATAATTGGAATGTATATGTAATTTGAATTTGATTTCTCAATTCTAAATTGATCTGAATTAGTTCTTAAAATATATTCTAAGCCATTTGAATTTGAAGTAATAATAGCATTCGCAGGTATATTTAAGGCATCACCCGCGATGTCACCAAACGCAGAAGTATTTAATCTAATTGCGATCTCTCCAAAGGCACTAGCACCTCTATATGCATCATGGCCTGCTAATCTAGCTAAACCATACACTGATTCGGGCTGTTGTGCCGTTAAAATGTTTTGTTCAACGGTTGAATCTTCTATATAGAAGAAAATTAATTCACCTAGTTCATTAATAACCTCTAAAATTTGAGAGAAAGGTGATGCTGTTGTAAACATTTCACCTAAACGACCATATAACCTAGTGATATAGGTTTTACTGTCAGCTATCATTTCAGATGCTTTAATTCTTGATGCCTGTAAGAATTTTAAGTCTGCCATTTTTGTTTTTTATTTTAAATAAGTACTTGCAACAAGTATTGTGAATCAATTAGGATGTCAACAAACACTGCGTCTCTTTCAACACCTGATGCAAATTCAACCGTTACTTCTACTGCAAATTTTCTCGCCAACGGAACGTAATTCATAATTTGATTATTGATTTCGTTCTCAATCTGCGAAATGTTATAATTTAATTCATATACTAAATCTTCTAAATTACAACCTAAATCCGGTGCACCCATAACCTCACCTCTTCTAGTGAACATAATCACCTCAAGCTGTGCAATCAATTGCGCAATTTCGCTCTCTGACTGTAATTTAGTTGGATCGAAATTAGGTTCATTTTTTGATTTAATATAGAATTCCATAGTTTATATATTTTCTTAAGAATGCATCATCCAGTCAGTACCTTCATCACCTTTAATCTCTTCGATAACTGCATCTAGCTCTTCTTTTCCTAAATCTTGAATAACGCTTGCATTTACTTTAACATTACCAGGTAATGTGTAATCAAAGATTTGCATCTTTTGACCTAATGCTATTTTAATTTTAGCAGAGCAATATCTAAAGAAAGCTTCGTCTTGGAATAGAGCACATTCTGGAATAGTCTCATACACATCTAGAATAATGTCTTTCTTTGGAGTTTCACCCGTAAATCTAAATTCATGAGTTAATTGGCTGTAATGAAACGAAAGAGTATTTTCAATAATTTGCCTAGACAAATCAAAGTAACTTTCGTTAATCACATAGTATTGCAGGTTTTCAGAACCGGCAACAGTACCGGTACCACCATAAAGACCACCATAAAGCATTCTTTCAAGGGCGAAATCACCTGTTGTAAAGTTAACTGAAGTACCTGCACCATATCGGCTACCAGTTTGATAAACACCAAACACTGACCATATTTCACCGCCGCCAGTGGATGGATCTTCTTTAGGAAGAGTCAAACTTCTAGTTCTTTTGAAGTATTCGCTTTCAAACGTAGAAACAGGAATATAGAACATATTCTCTCTTACGCTATATTCATAGTTTTTGTGAAACCATTTCTTAGCTCTCTGTACAATATTATATACTTCCTTTTTAGGTAAGTTCATTGGAATCATACAAGCTCCTGTGATTTCAGATGCTAACTCCTTTAAGAAGTTATCAACACACATACTATCCCATGATGGTGGTAATAGTGTGCTGTCATCTGCTTGAAAAATATCACTCATATCTTTAATCTATTTTTGTCGAATTTACTATTTCTACGTCATTGAATTTAGCGTGCTTAACGCTATAATTACCTTCTCTGAAAATACCGCCATCCATCGTTCCTTTAAATTTAGAATCAATGCCGTAAACATAACAGTTCTTTAAAACAACTGTGTTTGCAACATAGGAAGATCCAACTTTAGAATCATTAATTTGGGTATTTTGATAAAAGTTGCAATTTTTAATATCTGAAGCTTTCACATCGCATTTAAAAAAATCACAGTACGTAACCTCACCTTGTACGTATGAATCAATGAATTCATATCCATTTAATTCAAAACAATAAGGTAATTTGCCATCCTTAATTTGGATGCGGCCGGTATCTGAATCATAATTGATGTGACCTTTTTCTAGTTGACCATGCGTGAATAGATGAGATACTCTATCTTTAACTTGTGGCCAATATAGATCTATTATGTTAGCATCTGAAGATAAATCTACAGTGAAGTTACACTTTGGAAAGTTCTCTCTGATCTTTCTCCAATCAACACGAACCTCAATAATTCTTTTATTGTTTGCCAATACTCTCTTAAGTTCAAGTTTATTAGAATCGCTAAATGAAGCTCCAGCTTGTGCTGAATTCCATAGTTGAATTAAAAAAATATCGAGCATATTTAAAATCTTTGCAGATTTTTTATGCCAATCTTCACCACCAAGGTATCTAAATTCTAAATAGTTTTTCTGTAACTTATCAAAATTTACACCATAGTATTTGGTTTTAGGAAAGATAAAATTGTTTTGGCTAATGTGTTCTCCGTTATAAACGTATGATTCAACTCTTGGAATTACAAATTTAATAGATTTTGCATACGTTGAATCCTTTCTATTTGGGAATGATTTCCAAACAAGATCTTCATTAAAGTCTAAAATAAACTTCAACGGACTCATTTTTGAAATTAGATTTTTATTGCCAGATAATTTAGGATCGAAACTTAAATTTAAGTGAATTGAAGATCTATCAGTCGTATAACCGTTATCCTTAATCCATTCACACATCTTAATTATCATTAATCTGGCTGCGGTATAAGGCAACGCAGCTGTTACCAATTCATTTAAACCAGCACCACCGCTCATGTCTGGTTCAATTTTAAATTCATCAGGTGTTGGTGAAAATGTACTATGCGCCTTTTTCTCAACTTTGATTTTCTTGCCTAACAGTTTTTCAAGCTGTTTTGCTGTTTCTTCCAAACTATGATTGGAGTAGAATTCGAATTCTACTCCAACCAAAGCTTTGGATAAAATATCTGAATCTTTAAGATCTATCATCTATATAGCGAATTTTTGTTGTTCACTATATATATATCGTCTTAAAACGATTATAACTTTAAGAATACCTTTCTTGTAGCTTCATCGATTCTAGTCATCATTACCGTGATAGGATCTCCTTTCTTAATCGCATTAATATCGATACCTTCTAATTCAGAGATATGTAATAAACCAACAATACCTTCTTCAATCGTTACAAAGATACCATAATCTTTAATGGACTTAACTGTTCCTTGAATTTGGCAAGGTACTGTATATCTTTCCGAGATATTCGTCCATGGATTTGCAGTTGCTGATTCAGCAGAACCAACTACCTGTGTTAACGTGATTTTCTTATCACTAATAATTTCTTTAATCATGAATGAAATTTCAGAACCAGCTTCAATTTTACCAGAAGCCTGTAATTTAGACATTTCTTCATTTAAATCATTTACGTGAATCATACCCGTTAAGCATCCATTGAATTCAACGAATACACCAAATTTAGCGGTTCCTGTTACGTTACCAGTTATCATAGTTTCAGCTGGCAATTCTCTCAATTTGTCAATTTCATGAGGAATCATCGCTTGTAAGTATTTTCTATGAGATACCACAATAGTTCCTTTATCAGTTGAGAATGAAACTGGAACTACATATAAATCAGTTCCGATGATCGATTCAAAATCTGCTAATTTATTAGCACCAGCTAATGAACCTGGCATGAAACAGTCAATACCTTGAACATTCACGATGTAACCACCGCCTGGAATCATTTGAGTAACTGTACCAGTGTATGCAGTTTTACCTTCATCGATAGATTTACGTAATTCAGCAAATATAGCTTGTCTTGTTCCTTCGGTAACTGAACCTGAGATAATACCTCTACTTCCTTCTTCTTTAGCCGTTGTGATCTTAACCATGAATTCTTTTCCTGGCATGATTAATTTTCTAAATTGAGGAGATTCTGCGCTTAAGTTAATATAAATTAACTCTCTATAACCAATATCAATCATCGCAGTATTTTCTGTAACTGAATAGATTGTACCAGTGTGGTGTTCACCCTTTTGAACTGTAGTTACTTTCATGCTGCCTGTCACACCATCATACAGGTCGTATAATTGTTGCGCGTAGCTTTCTCGACAATAGACTTTATCTCCGTTTTGAGTTTTAATAAAAGGATTTCCTTTTCTTAAAACAGAAGGACAAGATGCTTCAAACGCATCCCAGTCAAAATTAGGATCTCCAGTAACTGGAACTTCTTGGACTTTACCAATTTTAACGGTTTTCACCGCTACATCGATGTTTTGTTTTTTTAGTTGTGTTGTCATTTAATTGTTATTTAATAAGATATTTATTACTTTAAGAAATTAAGGCATTGGAATTGATTGAATCATTGATTTAATATCAGCCAATTTTTCGATAGTTGCCACGATAGTATCGGGTAATTCAAACGCAATTTTAATGGCTGCTGAAATTAAATTAACAAACCACGTTGCAATTGCATTTAAGACTGTCAAGAAACCATTTAATTTTTCTTTGTTTCTTAATAAAAAGCTCATTGGGTTTGGAATTCCCGGAGCAGTAGGCACCGGAATTGTAGGTGGAATTAAATTTCCGGCAATCATAGTTTGAATTTCAACCGGCAATTGTTTAACCCCATCAGTAGCCGCCTTAAAATTAATTTTAATTTCGCTAATAGATTTTTTAATTTCAATTTTAGCCTGGCCAGAATTATAGTATGATGTAAGACGTTCTTTTACTGCTTTAGCTTCTTTTTCAGCAGCTTCAGTGTCAGTTATGTATGTTTTAATCTGATCAAGTTCTTCTTTATATTGTACCTCTATCAGATTTTTGATAACTGCTTCTGGTTCTAAACCCGGTAAACTTATGTCAGCCGTTAATTTATCTAGAGCAGTTTGTAGCTGTTCAATTGATGCCATTATTATTTAATTTAACAAGTTATATATCTTACGCAGATGGCGCTTTAAATAGCAATAAATTCCATTTTGAATGAGATTTACCGCCATACACGAAATTAGTATTGTAATTATTCCTGTTATCGGTCGACCACTTATGACCGTTAGATCTTTGATGAAAGGCTCCTGTGAAAATTTGAGTGTGACCATATTTTCTACAACTTGCTTCTGCATCACCAGCCGTTGCCCAATATACAACAACGTCTCCGATATCATAATCCTGTTTTAGCGCGTTTGCTAATTCTCCCTTCGATATGTTAGTTCCTAACACCATTTTTCTATAACCTAATGAAGTTAATGCAGAATGATAACCCGAACCGTTTGCATTTCCTCCAGCAGCAGATATAGCGCCTTTAGTCATTTTTTTACCCGATAAACCAGCTATATAATTTTTAGCATGATTATATGTAAATCTTGCGCAACTTCCATGTTTTTCACCGGCAGCCAACGTTGATTCAACCGTGTTAATGATTGAGTTTAATTGTTTGCTGCTAGCATTTCCATTATAAAAAGATGTGGATAGATCATTACCTGAATTTTTGTCATCATTGTCTATTTCTTCATCACCTGTCGTAACACCAGACACTGCAACTGGAGCTCCGTTTGGATCTAATATGATTTCATCTACGGTGCTATAAGTGACTGGTGTTTCATTTGAAACGCCAGGTTGAGCGCCTTGTGCCCCAGTAGCAGTCGTCGTAGATGTCGCAGCCCCAGCCGAAACTGAAGGAGCCGGTGAAGCAGGACCTGATCCAGTTGAACTTGAAGTAGCATTAGCTCCACCTCCAGTAGAATTAGCAGCAGTTCCAGATGACGGTGTGCCTCCTGTGTTGCCGCCACCACCCGATGTTGATGAACCTGCTTTAACTTGTTTAATTGTCTCTAGTTTACCCTTAATAGCGGAAACTTTAGTTGAATCAGCCGGTAGTGGAGGACCAGATGGTCCATTTGGAGTTGGATGCTTATGAGCTACGAATGCAGCCATAAAATCATCTAATATCTTTCTTAATGTTTCTCCCTTAACAGCTGGCTCTTTTTCATCTTGCCAATTTGAAGATATAAAAATGCTTTCGGCATTTAAATATATCTTGCCATCATTAAATCTGATCATTGGTGATTTATGGTTGTCTTCACCCGTTGTTAAAATTAAACCATCTTCCTTACTTACGTAAAATCTAAAATTACGCATTGCGTCATAAATCAATGAAATAACGTCATGCGCATTTGCAGCGCCGTCTAGGACTTCTTTCTTTAATTCTGCGTTTTGATTGATGTGATATGAATACATTGGTAAATATATGTTACCATTATCAAATGTTATAGCAACTATATCACCAACCCTTGGAACGAAATGTTGACCGGGAGCCAAAGTATTTGATGGTGCCGCCCATGGAATTGCATCGGTTGGAATAGTATCGAACTTTCCATAAACCTTAACTTTACACCTACCGTGCTTAAGTGGATCGTTGTTATCAACAACTTCTCCAAGCCAGTGTGTATCCCTAATGTTGTCTGAACCTAATTCGTTTTCTGTCATGATATATTATTTATACACATTTCCAAGACCAGCTGCTGCAGCTTGGTTTAGCGCATTTACAATCGACTGACCGGCACTTATGCCATAGACATTTCCTTTAACTGTTTCTTCAATAGCTTTAGGCGTTAATAAATTGTTAACGTTACTAGCCTGATCTATTTTATTAACAGCATTCATTAATACGTTTTCAAACGTAGGAATTTTATCATTAATAGTTGAAGTAACTTTTCCTAAAAGTTCTTCTTTCTTCTTATTTGCTAAATTAGTTAATTGATCTTTTGCAAGTTCCTGTGCTTGCTTAAATTTATCATTAAGCGCATCTTTAGAAAACTTTTTCTTATATGCATCTACCGTCTTATTTAAATTTAATGGATCGTTTGGAATGCTTTTAGTATTTACTGTAGGTGGAACTTTAATATCCGTTTGATTTATTGATTCAGCAGTTTCAACAATAACACCTTGCAAATATTTGCCATCAACCCTATTCATTCTTCCATAGTTGATAGAAATTTCTTGAGATGCTTGCGAATATTCTGCGTTTGATAAAGTTTCTAAAGCTTTAGATCCAGATGCAATATCAAATTCACAATATGTTAATAAAAAAGCTAAACCAGGAGTGTTTCCGCCAGTTATTTCTTGGTTGATAGGTGCATTATCTGCGTATTCCGCAGTATCTATTGTTCTAATGTCCTTAACGTAAATCCACATTGAAAAACGTCTTAAGTTAGCTGGTAATACGTAACACCATTTTTCTTCATCAAATACGGCTTTTCTATATAAAGCCATTAAACCAGTGATAGCTAAATTAATTGTTTCTAAACATGTGATAGTAATTTTTGCGTCAGCTCCTCCCCAGTATGGTTTTAATGGATCAAACTGTACCATTTTATCTACGCCGGCTAACGATTGCCAGTACCATGGCATTTCTGAATTTATTCTAAATAAAGCTTCTTTAAAATCTTTAAGAGCTTGTAATTTTTCATCGTATCGCTTATCTGCACCGTTTTGCAATTTAGCTAAAAAATCTTCAGCGTCTTTACTAAATAGTGGGGACTCGTATTCGGCTTTAACTCCATTTGGATTTGTTGAAGCTCCACCACCTGGCACAAACATTAAGCTAAATGTTAGATATGTAGGGTCTTGGTATCCTTTATGTAATTTACCCCCACTAGCGCCAGCCGTATAGAGACCTGATTTTATAAAGTCATAAAAGGGTGCGTTAGTTTCTGCCATTTTTATTATATATTTATATATTATTTAACCTGCTCGGCCATTCTCTTCTCAATAGAGTTATTTTCTGATAAAATAACGTGGGTGAGTCTGGATCATATACATAACTCATATCATCTATAATATAAAAGCCGGATAACAATTCATTGATGGATTGCTTATTAATTGCATTTAAATTATTAGGATCCGCATTTTCAGTTTTTATATCTTTACCTTCGCTAGCAAATCCTTTCTCTTCTTTAATTTGAGTTACGTTTCTATTCAAATTATTCTCCTGCAGGGTTTGAGAAAATATCAAAACAGGAATTTTCATATATCTGTAAAGCCCTGGATTAATTGTATCTAAATGAATTTCAAGTTTCATTTTATGAACTTCATTTAAATTCATTTTATTATGAATAGAAGCATAAAAATAATTGTGATTGATATTGCCATGTTGAGGATCGGCATCAATTCTTCCAACATATTTCTGTTTAGTTTCATTTTTGTATCGGTCCTCATCTCTTCTACCCTTCATTGGTTCTTCAATTTCTTTCATTTTTTTAGAACTCAATGGTTGAACATCGAATGAAACTAATTTTTCTTTCGAATTATTTTCAAAGTATTGTAATTTTCTAGAATAACCGTTAGATAAACTAATTGCAGTAGAGTTATTGATTATTTGGTATGACGTAATAAATTGTGAAGTTCCTCCCCAATCTTTATGGTTACTTAACACCATCTGTGCCTTTAATTTATTTAAAGCATTCTCATCGCCTGGATTAACGTTCCAATCCACACCAAACATATTAATGATTGTATTTTCTAATTCGTTATGAGAATTGAACAATTTATTTAAATTAACAAAATTAAGATAATAATAAGGATCAATGCTTCCTACTTGAAAAGAATCTTCATCCACGTATGAATGATCTATGGTTCCTTTAATAAAACTAAGTTTAGACATGTATGGGCATAACCTTGTCATTTTGTCATCGGCTGCATCAACGTTACTTGCAAATCCTAATTTTAGTTCGGTTGCTATTTTTTTAAGATGTTCAATTGATGTGTTTGAGCTATAACTAAAACACGTTTCAGCCATTAGGGTTGGTACTTTTAAAATGCCGCTGACCATATATGTTCTTGCTTCATTTGGGTTGATATTTAAGCCAGCATTACCAATAAAACTCGTAATGTCAAAATCTGCTCTAATATCTTTAAATGTATCTTCTTGCTTTGATGCTATTCTAACACTTATCACATCGCCATCTCTTGGTAATGAATCTAGATGAAAAACACGTTTAAGATCTGTGAATGTAAACGAGATAATTGGCATAAAACCACCTGCATTTAATGTAAATGATTCTATTTCGCCAGGTTCAATTGTTATGTTGTTAATTTTAATATATGGAGCCCAAGATCCATTTTCTCTAGATTGCTTTGGACCCTTTGAATCACCTTCATGCATATCCTTAAATTGTATAGGATCTAACTTGATGGTAGGTTCTGTGATAGCTAGAATATGTCTATCTAATGATGTGCTTGTTGATGCCATAATAATTATTATTTACCGGGTCCATTTACGGTAATTACGCCGTTTGAAATTGAAATATTTGTCTTACCAGTTTTTAAAACGTTTGGGGGCAATATCTCAGTTGCTCCGTTTTTATATTCTGCCGCTTTTCTTAATAAATATTCTACTCTCTTTTGATCTTGTACAGACAATCTCTTTGTATTTAAGAACTTATCTTTAACTTCATTTTTCTCAGCCGATTTAAGGGCTGGTTTTTTCCATTCAGCTAATACAACACTCTTGTCTGGAATTAATAGGATGTCACCTGTTTCAATCAAAAAAGGATTTGATATGCTATTATACTTTAAAATGTAGTCAGCGTAGCTTGAATCGGAATAACAATCTAATGCTATTAAATCTATTCTACCGGCAGATCTATCATCAACAGTATATCTCGCAAAATATTCAGTACCACTATTAAACAAAACAGTAGGTTCTGTCATAATAAGTTTACCGTTTTCTATTCTTTTTTTATTTAGTGTATTTAAGTCCATTATCCGTTAGCAAATTTTCTCATATCGTCAGCTTGATGCTGAGCTAAGTTTAAGTTTCCATTACCCCATTTAGCGCCACCTTTTTTATGTCCATACGTATCGACATCCGTTGTTGCGTTAACGTCAGGTGTGCCGTGAGGTTGAATATAGAATCTTCCTTTACCAGCGTTGAACATACTTTCAATTTCAGCTTTATCTCTTGGTCTAGCTGGTTTTAATTTAACAGTAACTACTAATTCTTCTGGAAAGTCTTGAACTCCTAATCCTCCTTTAAAATTAATTCTAGTATCTTCACATGTTAAATTACCCATTACCATGATTGGATTTAAAGGATTTCCAATAGTAACATGCCATTGTCCAGTCGAATCACCTGTTAATAACGCGTTTGCAATTTCACCTCCTTGTGGAGTATTAAACATTTCCAATAAACTACCTCCTAATAAATTATTAACAAGTTTATTACCCATCAAACCATTAGCTTTAATATCGCCAACCAGTGTTGAAGCCATTTTACCAATATCTGACATAACGCTTGTTAAAAATCCTTTGTAATCTCCGTTTCTAATCATTTCGGCGTTACCTAAAGGTTTACCAATGGTTCCAGCTCCACCGCCAATGTATCTAACAGCGCCTCCCCAGAATGGAGCGTTTGAATAAGTTAGCGCTAAAATCTGTCCCATTAAATCCATAAACATCACCTTTGGATTTGCTCCGTGTAATGCTCTTAATTCATAATGAAAATGTAATTCAAATTCCTTTGTAAATTCTAAACCCTTATCATCTCTAACTCTCATTCTTCTAATAGAATTGTAAGGTCCAAACACGTGATTTGGGTACGTTGAAGTTATAGGGTCAAAATCAGAAGATTGCGTCTGTTTAGCAATACGTTCATTTGCACCAACTCCATTTGCAGCTGCGTTAACAGAACTTAAAAATGAATTACTATCCATTAATGCACCAAATTTACCTCTTCTATTAGCTGTTTGCGCGTTTAGAGTTTGAACCTCTGCGTTTTTATCTTCCCATCCATATTGGTATGTGAACGATAATAATTCGTCTAATTTATTTTCAGTCTCTTCTGACATCCATGTAATTGCTCTAGCAATGTCTGGCGCTGGCTTTAATAATTTTTGGCCTCCTTTACCAATTTGAAATGGAGTAATAATATCATCTTCAATTGGGAATGGAAATCTTCTTAAAGTAACCATATAGTTATTTGGAATCTTTCCTAAATATTTACATAATGCAAAATCAGAATATGCATATCTATAACCCAATCCTCCAGAAGCTGTAGTTCTTTCTATGATTTTTTGAACAGATGGATTCGTTAACACATCTGGATTAAAATCCAATTTGTTATATTCTCCATATTTAACGCCAGTACCAGTACCTTGAAGAGGAGTACCTCTATAATTTATTAAAGAGTATGGGTTAAATGCAGAATAAACCATTTTACCCTCATGAACATCTTTACCATTTACTTTATAAACAGCAGATTGCGTAATTCTATCGTATAAAACTATGTTTGTATTCTCAGGAGCTGTTCCAGTGGCAGGTTTAGTAGTTTCTGCCATTGCGACTTTAGAGGTTTGTTCTCCTTTAGTAGCAGCATCAGATTGTAATACTTCACCCTCACCCGCAACAGCGGCAGGTCCTTTTAATGGATCTGTAATCGAAGAATTTGATGTATCTACCGGATTTTCTACCTTTACTTGAGAAGTTTCTTCTTTCAAAGTAGCTATAATTCCTTTATTCTTAGGATCCGGTTTAACTTGTTTTGGTATTGGCATCTGTGAACTTATATGTTTAGGGTATTATCCTCTTAACATATATATTCATTTTTAAACGGACTCTATTCCATCTAAATTATCTTGATCTGGTCTAAATAGGAGTTTATCAAAAAAGTTCTTGTCTTCTGGAACTCTATCTCCTAAAAATTTCTTTAAGGATGCTTCGAATTGATCCCTGGTATGATAATAATATGAACCCTTTGAATATTGTCTTCTTGTGGTTATTTCATATAATTCTTTCATCGTTTTCTCTGCGAAAAAATTCTGAAGAGAATTAAATAGCTCGATTTGTTCAACTCTAGTTTTAACGCAAAACACGGAATCAACTACAATCAAATAACTTTCCCATTTTTCTGCAAAATGTCTCTCTAATTCTTCGATATTAGAATACAGAGATCTCTTTAAATTTATCTTGGTTTGTTTATCTTCAAAGCTACCTTTAAAAGTTAAACCAAAGAAATATCTTTTTAAAAATGAAATATCATCATATAGACTGACGATTTTAACTTGATATTGTGGCATAATAGAGTCAAACTTAACATCATATATTATGCACTTTACTGGGAATACAATATTCGGGTGTCTGAAATTAGAAAGCAGCGCATATACCGTATCGCCCTTTGAAAATAGAGTATGTCGAACCATAATTAATAGTCAATAAATTTAACGTTATCGAACTGGGAAAGAACTCCTCTTTTTGGATAATCAATTCTGTTGATTATGTACAGATTGAATTTAACTGTTTTTTCTGTAGAATTGTTGACAAACTCTTTTAAATTTTCTACAGTTTCTAGATTTAGATTTTTAAGAGTATAAAGTAATTTAATAGACGGCATTTCTTTTTCTAATACCTCGTTTAATTGCTTTACTAAATGTAAGCCTACTACGGTCGCAGGCGGTTCGGCATTATGAATATCTGATTTTGACAATTTTGTAATGATCGCATGGTAATCTATCACGAAATCATATTCGTCTGAGTTCTTAGTGAACTTAGCAAAATCCTTTCGGGATAGGTACCATGCGCAATCAATTGTTAATTCCATTAATCATTAAGCCTTTTCTCTAATTGAGAAATAGTAGCTTTTAATTCCTCAATTTTTTTAGAGATCTCTTCTTTGGTTGGCGTATATGCATCTCCCCAACCATGAGATATTTTTATTTGCGTTTTATCACGTGGACTTCCAAGTACCACGCCAGCATCCATTGCAATATCCATTAAAAACTTAATTTTAGTATTTAATGCGTCTACTCCTTCAAAGTCATAGACTGTAACAGATTGATAGTCCTCACCAGCCGCGTTGATGTTATCATCATTAACGATCTTGATTAAGCCATTGTCTGCTAATTCTAATGTGATGCTGTGCATATTATTTTGTTCTTGAAGTTAAAGATGCGTGAGCTTCTTTTTCTAATCGTTTAGCTTCTTTTTTATCTGCTCTACGAGTTTCTTTATTTTTAACTGATCTTAAAGCGTAGGCTTCTTCTAACATTTTTAATTCAGCTTCATTATAGCCCATGCCAGTCAGAGTTTCAACCTGCTTATTCCAAATAATTTGCAATTGGTTTTCAATACTTTCTTGTGAAGCTCTTTCGTTAGCTTCCTTTAAAGTATTACCTTCTTCTCTGGTTTTAGCGTACCACGCATTTAACACTGGACTATTAAAAGCATAACCGTTCTTAATTCTTAAGAAACCAGCTTGTCTGTACATTGCTCTTCTGTAACGTCTGCTCTGAGATTGTGTTTTTCTACTCATTGTAATAATTTTTAATGTGTGAGTTTATTTGTTCTTCTAAATATTCTTGTAGGTTATTTATACTTATTTGTGAGATAGCCATTTTAGTGATTGAGCTCATGATGGTAGTGCGATCTTCATCTGAGTTCTCTACTAGCATGTCTACTACTTCTTTCTTTGGAATGTTTATATTGATTTGAATATTTACATTCTCTATATTCTTTTGAGATAGTTTGAGAATTAGTTTTTCCAGTGGCGTCTCTTCAGGGGTTTTTGGGGAAGTTTGGGGAGATTTCTGGGGGGAATTTTCAGCAGCTAAATTTAGGCTACTATTTTGGGCCCCCTGAGGAACATCAACCCCTTTATTGAATAACGATTTCTCTAATCCCGGTAAAGGCAATTCATCGCCCTCTATCTGCATTAGAAATTCGGACTGCATTGACCTAAAAATTCTTTCACCATTGGTAAACACTAAAAAATCACCGTGTTCTTCCTTTAGAGTAACTATATCTCCGAAGTTATCTCCTTTAATCCATTGAAACCTCTTAGGGCTTTCAGCTTCTTGTTTCTCTAATTCTGCCATTTTACTTTTATTCTTCATATCTATGTCTGATTTACTCTGATGCTTATTCAGTTTACTCAGAGAGGTTATGAAACTCAATATTTGTTTCATTGTATTTCTTCATAAAATTTTCTATAAAGAGTTCAGATTCTTTTGATTTATCAGAACCCATCCAACACTCTACTCGTTTAATATACATGTTATAAAAATAATGAGATCCTTCTCTTGCTAATTTATCTTTTAATATCTGTACATCTTCTGGATAGTGTCTAATCGTAAATCCCATATATAGTTTATTTAATCGTTATTCCATACGATAACTTGTGTAACTTCGATCCCTGCGCGCTGTAATAACATAATACCTGACATGTCTCTGTAGTCTTCGCAATAGAATACTTCTTTAACGCCGGCTTGAATGATTAGTTTAGCACAATCAAAACATGGCAGTGTAGTAGTGTAGAGGATAGAATCCTTGCATGACATAGTAGATTTTGCCAATTTCATTAATGCATTTGATTCTGCATGCAATACTTCTCTCTTCGTTATTTCTTTATGACAACTGCATGAATTGTCATTTGAGATAGTCCATCCCTGATCTTCTAGCATTGCAGCGCCATCTGGGCTTTCATAATAACGGGTAATAGTTTCTTCACATTCGTTTTCAAAACCATGTGGAGTGCCATTATAGCCAAATGAAATGATTTGCTCGTCTTTAACAATAACACATCCAACCTTACGTCTCTCGGCATAAGATAGTTTTGCCACTTGGTAGGCAATTTGCATATAGATTTTATCGATCGGAATTCTTGGCATATTAATAGCTTATTGTTTATTTATACTGATTAGTTAGGAATAGTTTCTTAAAGAAAATGGCTCCCATAAGGAGCCATTTTACCAAAAAATATATGTAATATAGTTTTAATCTTATGCTTTCGCAGCTGGATCTTCTTCTGCAGCTGGTTCTTGTGCTGAAGGAGCCATGTTAGCTTCTTTAGCTTCATCAACTTTTTTGCAGAACGCTTCTTTAATAGAATTACATGCAGCTTCATAAGCTTCTAATTCGTAGTCTTCCTTTAAAGACTTTAACGAGTTAGCAGCATAGTTGCCTAATAAAGCAGCAGCTTCACACATGTAAGTTTCAACAGTGTGCTCATCGTGCTCATCGCTTTCCCATGCTTTAGCTTCATTCTTCATAGCTTCCATGCACTCTTTCATTAAGTCAATAGCTGTTTTAGGCTCTTCACCTTCTGAAGCTTCTGGAGCTTCTTCAGTTTCTTCTTTCTCTTCGTCTTCGTTTACCTCTTTGCCAGCTTCATCTTCACCTTTTAAATCCTTGTTTAATTCAGCAGAATCGTCTTGTGCATCTTGGTTTACTTCTTTATCATCGAATTCGATTTTACCAGAAACATCTTTAGTTTTACCATCTAAGTCTTCAGCATCTACGCCAGCCTCAGCTTCGTTAGCCTGTTGAACTTGATCGGCTTCTTCTTCAGAATGCTCTTCAGGAGAACCCATGTCTACAATATCCTTTTCGATTTCATCAGCTCTATCCATTTCAGATACAAACTGCTCGAAAGATTTCAATTTTTGTGCCATAATTTGTATTTTATTATTTTAATATGTTAGTAATCTATATATTCATTTAATTTTCAGATTTATCACATATCTGTTTGATTATATATCCAATTAAAAAAGGGACACATGAGGTCCCTTTCTAATTTAAGTATATACTATTACGATTGTGAATCTTGATTAGCACCTTTCACATCAGATGCAACCGAAAATGCTTTGTTAAGAACATCAAGTCTGTTAACTGCATTAGTTAATTTCCCCATGGCTTCATCCATATCATCTATTTTAATAGCATCACCTGAATGGAACATGCTATCTAATTCTGCAAGTGCTTCAATTCGTTGAGCATCATATCGTGCTCTTAATGCGTTTAATCTGTGAGTTGCTGACATATTACCTTTATTTTTTTATATAAACTATTTTATTTTAGTTTCAATTACATTGCGTTTACTGCTGCTATAATTTGATCCATTCGAGTTAATAAAGACTCTTTAGAACTTCCTGCCTTTTGTTCAATAAAGCCTCTTGCAGCTTTAAGATCTTCTAAAGACCATTTTTTATTATCACCTGTTACTTTGGCTCCAGCTGGATTTGTAGCAATTTTGTTAAGAACATATCCAATCATAAAGTCTAAGCACTTATCAAAGTTTCCAGTATTAGGATCGATATTGCGTCCAGCTGTTCTTAAATCATCATAAAGCGCTTGTGTATTATTAGGACGATTTACTAAAGATTTCATGATTACGGCTTGCGACAGGTACTGAAAACCTTTACTTAATAAAGCTTCTGAAATATACTTAGATTCAAAGTTAGCCGTTTTACCATAGTTACCAATCCATCCAAGATATAACCAAGTAGAACGAACTTGATCTCTTTCCTGTAACTGCTGAGATAAACTTCCATTATCTAAACTTCGACGAGCAATATCTCCAGCAAACCAGATAGGATCTAAAACAGATTCATATACGTTATCAGATAATTGTCCGTCAACCGTAATATCGAAGGTACCAAATTTACCATCACGGTATCTAATAACATGCTGAATATACATGCTTGACATCCACTTCATCGTGTTATATGATTCCATAAAGTCAGAATAACCGTGCTCACCTGGGTGTTTTTGACCTTCTGTCAAGTTATTAAACACAGTACGCTTAAATCTAACATAGTTTTCATCAGATGGACTATTCAAGTATTGATTGTATGCGTGCTTAACTTGCGCATTATTTTCTTTAAGAAGCTGCAACGGTTTATCTGGCATAATATCATTAATAGATGTAGTGTCAATCCACGCTGGTAATATAATAGGTGCCTTGATTTGAGTAAAATCCCATCCATTAATTTGGCCTAAAGAATATGAAGTTTTGTTTAAACCGATTGATGTTGCAAATTGACCTTCAGTCACAACGTCAGCTCCCGGCTGATATACGTTTTTAAGAGAATTTCGAGGTGTAACCTTACCTTTGGTTAAACTTTTAATATAATTCATCACGTCAATTGCATCTTGTGTAGAAACGTGTTTTAAAGCTCGATGAAACGTTCGATTCATCAAACCAATGCTGTCAATATTGTTGAACAGCGCAATATCGTAACCATCTTTCG